ATTGATTTATGATGTATTCATTGAGGGCGGCATGCCAGTGCCGCCACAATATACACCATGCCCTATCCGCAGCCCCCATAGCTTGCGGGGTCACTTTTCATACACGAAATCCGCCCCACCTTCACCTCTTCCCCATACCCCGCCAAGCGATCCTCGCCAGCCTGCATCACTTGGCAGATTCTGATCACTGCCTGCGCGTCATGCTCGTTTCCGGCCTGGCTCAGTCGTTCGGCAATCCGCATCAGTTCGACCGCTGACCATTTGAGGTCTGAGGCTAGGCCCTGAAGATCGCGCCGTAGGTCTTGATTGGATTTGGTTAGGGTCATGGCTACACCAGATGGGCATTCCAAACCAGCAACACCCGGGCCTGGATATAGGTCTCATCAACCCGAATGTCTTCAGGTGGATGATTCGTGTTGTCAGAGATCATCTTGAAATAGTCGCGCCCTTTCTTCTGCAGGCGCTTGATGTACTGATGACCTTGGTGTGAGAAGTAATAGATCCCGTCGCCCACGAATTCACGGATGCTGATGTCAACGACCAGCGGGTCGCGGCTTTTGATGGTCGGCGCCATGGACTGACCGACACCTGTTATGAGCTTCAGATGGAAATGCTCCTTGAACTCGACCCCCATCTCTCGCAGGTGAGTAGGGCTGACGCGGATGTCCTGCAGCATTTCAGGGAAGTCGTGAGCTACTTCACCATCGCCCATCGCTCCGCGCACGTCGTAGTGAGCAATCCACACCTCATCGCCCACGAGGCCAGGGCGAACAAAGTCAGCCGCGACGACACGGCTGGCGCTCGGCTCTTCAGCCGCAGCAAGGAGGCGCTGACGGGCCTCTTCCGGAATGCCTTTGCCGCTCTTTGCGAGCATCTGCCTGACAAGATCAGTCGTGCTCCGGGCGGGCGCCGATACCTCGGTCACTGCCGCAGAGTTCAGGAGCAGCTCGGATTGGTCGACTCCAAGGGCGGCTGCCATAGCGGCAATATCCGCCAGCGTTGGCTCTCGCGTACCGGCTTCATAGTTTCCGACGCGTGACTGCGATTTCCAGCCGCAAGCATCTGCCAGCTGGGCCTGGGACATTCCCGTCGCTTTTCTCAAGCGCTTAATGCGCTGGCTCAGTGATTCATTCATGCGCGGGATTTCATCACGAAATGAAATACTCGGCTTTCACTTATTGTGATTGATATTAACACGATGCGTGTTTATCCTGAGTGCTAGTCATTGAGGAACCCCGAATGAACAACGTTCGCAAGATCCGGGTAGCGGCGGGGATAAGCCAAGCCCGTCTTTGCCGGGAGCTCAGCTGGAACCAGTCGCGCCTGGCCAATTACGAGGCGGGTCGACGGTGCGTCGGCTTGGATGCGGCTCGAAAGATTGTCGCTGCGCTGAACGGCTTAGGCGCCAAGTGCAGCCTTGACGATGCCTTTCCGCCAGCGGCTCGAAATCCCGAAGCCGCCTGATAGCTGAATCATCCCCTATCTGGCATTGGGCCAGTAGATATCTGAAGTAACTGTGAATCCGTCCAGTACAGGAATCGCAGACGAAAAAAAACCGCCTGGCAGGGCGGCTTTCTCTACAGCATTTCAACGGGTTTAAGCATGACAAACATCGTCCCACTTGACAAGTCCAGGGGGTTCACCCGTATGGACAACCAGCTCATGGATGGCCTGCTGGCTATCGATCTCCCTGCTCGGGAGATGAAGATTGTGCTGTACGTGGCCAAGGCCACCATCAACTTCGGCGCGGGCGCTCAACGCATCCCGGCTACCGACATCGCGAAAGCTATCCACGCTCACCCAGACACCGTGTCCAAGGCGGTTTCCAGCCTGCTGCGTCGTCGCGTCCTATTCCGTGAGGGTGGAGCCCGGGGTGACATCGGCGTGAATGATCCAAAAGACTGGATCTACGTTGATCCGAAACAGACCAAAACAGCCGACTCGGCTGAAGTGGTCCGAATCGGCTCGGAGTCGAAACAGACCAAAACCTCCGACTCCCTTCTTTATTCTAAGAAAGAAACCCCCTATGAAAATCTTCCTTCGGAAGATGTTTCATGCCCCCCCATAGGGGCTGTCGGGGGCGATCTCGATCCTGAGCCAAAACCTGACCGCAAGACGCCATTCGGCCTGACCCAACTGATGGCCGACAACCCGCATCAGATCCCGAGGCAGCTCCTGGTCGACTGGCTTGCTCTGCGCAAAGCCAAGCGCGCCGCTGTCAGCGAAACAGTATGGGCGACCGTGAACGACGAGTTGGGCAAGTGCGCTGAGGCTGGGATCACGGCGGTTACCGCTATCACCGAGGCCCTATCCGCCGGCTGGCAGGGATTCAAGGCCGACTGGGTGATCAACCGTGTGAACGACAACCGCCGCAAGGCTCCCCCTGCCAAATCTAACCACCACGGCTTCGCTGGCCGCGATTACACCGACGGCTTGATCCCTCGTGAGGATGGTTCCTATGCGTTCTGAGAAGGTTGTTCATTTGTCCAGCATGGCTACGCCGCAATCCACTTCGATGGCTATGTGCGAGGATCACGGCGAGTATCTGGCGACCGTTACCCATGTCCTTAGCCGCACATTTCGGTCGCCATGCCCAGAGTGCAAGCGGCTGCAAACGGAGAAGGAAACTGCGCTGGCGGTCGAGCGTGAGCGCCATGAGCTGGCCTGGAAGCTTGGTGACGCCTTGATCCCGAAGCGTTTCAAGGGCAAGACGTTCGCGGCCTACCAGGCCAACAACCCCGGTCAGATCAAGGCCAAGGCCCGCTGCCACCTGTACGCCGAAGAGTTTGAGCAGAACCTGGAGGCTGGGCGATGCATGATCCTGGTCGGCAATCCCGGCACTGGTAAGACTCACCTCGGCGTCTCCATTGCCCAGGCGGTCATGGCTTCAACCGGCCACACAGCGGTGTACCGCACCCTTGGTGGCATCCTGCAGTCCATCCGCGCGACTTTCGACGGAAGCTCCGGCCAATCCGAGGGCAGCATTCTCGATGGTCTGATCAAGCCAACGCTTCTTGTGCTGGACGAGGTTGGGGCGAGCAGAGAGACCCCCAGCGAATTCGAGCTGAGCCGCCTGTTTTCGATCATCAATGGCCGCTACGAGAAGATGCTGCCGACCATCGTGATCTCCAACTTGGGCGTTAAGGAACTGCCCGCGGCGATGGGTGAGCGCTCTGCCGATCGACTCCGCGAGGGTGGGGTGATCGTGTTGCCGTTCACTTGGGAGTCGCAGCGCGGCAAGGAGGATCTGTGAAGATGCGGCAGACCAAATTGACCAAGGCCGCCCGCGGCCGCGAGTGCCAGGTGCGAATTCCGGGCGTGTGCAACGGCAACCCAGAGACCACCGTCTTGGCGCACTACCGCCTGGCGGGCACCTGCGGCTTGGGTATCAAACCGAACGACCTGCAGGCCGCCTGGTCTTGCAGCGCCTGCCATGACGCTGTCGATTCGCGCAGGAAGACCACTTTCAGCCACGAAGAGCTGCGGTTGATGCACCTGGAAGGCGTGGTGCGAATGCTCGACATCCTCGTGAGCGAAGGGAAGGTGGCCGCATGATCAGCCCAGCCATGGTGTTCAGCGGCATTCCGATCTATGTCAGCGAGCACCTGCCCAAGACGAAGACCATTCGCTGGCAGACAGAACGGAAGTGGAGCCACTGGAAGAACGCTCCGGCCCTTCGTTACCGCCAGCGTGCGAAGGAAGTCGCTTGCGACACGATGATCATGCTGGGCGGCCGGGCGTTCGTCTCCCCTGAAGCCCTGGCGAAGATCCAATCCCAGCTTGGGAGGGCTGAACAGTGAAGCCGGCGATCATGAAGCCGGTGAGGGCCAAGAAGCCTCGGTCGAAGCCCGTAGACCGGGAAGGCCCAGAACAGGCCGCGCTGATGGAAGAAATCGCGCTGCGCTACCCGGACGTTTTCGAGTTGATCTACCACGTACCGAACGGCGGCCACCGGTACAAGAAGGTTGCTGAAAAGCTGAAAGACCAGGGCGTTAAGGCCGGTATACCTGATCTGGTCCTGCCGATGGCTCGGGGCGGCTACTTCGGCATGTACATCGAATTCAAGGCGACGGTTGACCCGGCGCCCGTCTCGCCCAGTCAACAGGCGTGTATCCGGCGCCTGAATGATCAGGGCTATCTCGCCATCGTGTGCCGAGGGCACTTCGACGCCATGGAGCAGCTGCGGGCCTACCTGCTTCTGCCAAAAACGGAGGTTGCAGCATGACCAATACCGCCGCTGTGAAAATCAGCGATGCAGAGATCCGCCGGCAGGCCGCCGGCCAGGTGCGTGACCTGCGCGCCTTGGGCAACCACGGCCTGTACTTCCGGTTCCACCGCTCCCGCGAGCGCGGGTCTTGGTACCTGATCCACAAGGGCAAGTGGAACTTGATCGGCTCATACCCGGATCTGAGCGCTGCCAAGGTGGCCGCTGCGCTTCCGGATATCCGCCTGCGCTTGGAGGCCGGGGAGGGTTCGAGCCTGTCGAGCTGGGTGCTGACTGGTGAGCTGCTGGCCTGGTTCGCGGAGCGCATGTCCCGTGACCGCAACCTCTCGGCCAAGCGCAAGAGCACGGCGGCGTCGGCGATCAAACAGCACCTGATGCCGCGCCTGGGCGAAACGCCGCTGGCTCAGATCGACAAGGCGCTGCTCGACCGAGAGTTGATGTGGCCGCTGCAGGAGTCGCTGTCGATCGACTACGTGCGCCTGGTGTATCAGCTCCTGGCTCTGGCTTTCCGCCAGGCCTTCAAGCTCGAAAAGATCAGTACCAACCCTATGGCAGGTATCCGCTTCGGGGACTTCTCCAAGGCCAAGGTCACAGTCAAACCATCCCGACTGCGGGGTGTGCACCTGGAGCAGCTGGTAGCGCGCCTGCTCAGCACGCTAGCCCAAAACCCGCAACATGGCGTGCTGGCGTTGATGATGCTGTTCCATGGAACGCGTCTGGCCGAGACCCGCATGGCTCGATGGAGCCATATCAGCCTGGCTGAGCGGGAGTGGTTCATTCCGGCCGAGCACACCAAAACCCGCGTCCAACATCGCCTGCCACTGACCGCCCCGGTATGCGCCGTGCTTATGGCCTATCGCGAGATTCAGCGCAGCGAGGATTATGACGGCCAGTTCCTGTTCCCGGGCAGGAAGGGCAAGCCGCTGGGAGAGGTTCAAGCGTGGACGGTGTTCGAAGCCATCAGTGAAGGCGAGTGGACCAGCCACGACCTGCGCAAGCTGGCTCGCACTTGCTGGGCTGACCTGGGCGTTGACCACCTGGTGGGCGAACTGCTGGTCAACCATGCCATGGGGCACAACGTGAAGGTGTACATCCAGTCCGACATGATGGCCCGCAAGCGCGAGGCGCTGGAGAAGTGGCATGCACACCTTGATCATAAAGGCTTCACCATGATTCGCGGCTTGACCCACTTTAGATCCGTGTATTCAGGTAACTCCGCCGAGGCCTTGCAGGGCGCGGGCTGCGCCGACATTTCGGAATCAACCATAAGCGAGGATTCGAAATGAAGAACGACGACAAAATCCGCGCCGAGTTCGAGCGCCACTTCCCGGTCCCGGATGGCATCAAATGGGACCCGGCAGTTGGCGATTACGTCGTGACTTGCAAGGGCTGCTGGATGGCTGCCGAGGAAGCGGTCTTCCAGGCCCGCCGGGAGGGCTGGTGGGCATCCCGTGAAGCGCTGCGCGTCACCAACCCGTTCCCCGTCCAGATGGGCGACCCAGACGCGGCTTGGGCGCGAGAGGTGGCCGAGAAGTCGCTGCGCGCCCAGGGCCTGAAGGTGGTCGGCTGATGAAGAAGCACGGCCCAGCCTTCAAGAAGGCCGTGATCGAGCTGGACAAGTGCCCTTTGTGTCGTGGGAGAGCGGTCACTCAGGGTGTGTTTCACGAACTGCCATGCGACCACTGCAACGCCTCGGGCTGGGTATCGGCTGCAACTGGCGATGCCTTGGCCCTGGATGAACTGGTGACCCAGCTCAGCATGAGGCTACGGGCAGCGCTCCGGCAGATCGAGCAATTGAAGAACCCTCAGGCATCCGGGCCTGAGGCTACATATCATGGAAGCAACCGGCGCGGCGCCGGCGGCACCAACTACACCGGCGATTGAGGGGGAAGGACATGATTTACAGCAGCGTATCGGGTGCAGTAGTTGCCGCTCTGGCGGCGGGCGAGAAGGGATCGGCAAAGGCCCAGGCCTGGCAGAAGCTGTACAAGGCGGCAGAGGAAGAGGGTGGATGCTTGGCCTCGCTGGCTGGCCAGTCGGGAGGAATCGATCAGGCCCAGATCGACTTCTGGGTGTCTGCGAGACTCCACCACATGCTCAAGCCGCAACACTGGGATGCTTTGGTGGCCAAGTACAGCACCAGCAAGGCCAAGAAGGTTCAAGCCATCACTTTGGTGCGACCTCGCATTGCTAGCCCGGCCTCCCAGCTGTTCATCTACAAGGCAGTCACTGCCTGGGCAATCCCGAAGCCCAAGGGTGCTCGCCGCAAGCCGCCGCGCTCTGTGTCGGTTGAGATTCCTTTGGATGCATCGGCGTGGCGTCGTGACGCCACCGTGAATGCTGCAGTTGCTGCTGGTCAGGCGGAAAAGAAGCGCATCGAGGCGATCCAAGAGGGCGTGATCATCCTGCCGGACAGCTTCTACGACATGAACACCTGGGACATTGATGCCACTCCGGAGTCGACGCGCCGCCGCTGGAGGGCTGAAATCAACGAGAAACTCGACGGCCTGGTGGATGACGCACTGGCTGATGTGAAGGTGATTCTGGAGGCTGAAGGGTTGCTGATGAAAGAGGCCGCGTGATTGCCTGTTGACATCAGTGAGCGACTGAGCGAAATTATCCCCATCCTGTCATTCCTGCGCGTTGCTGAGGAGTGGCACAAAAGCCCGGCCATTGAGCTGGGCTTTTTTGTTCCTGACCTTCTATCCTCGGCATGAGTCTTGGCCTGTCGCCAAGTCGCTAAAGCGGAGATGTCTCATGCAGCGCAGAAAGGAATTGGCTCTGCGGATTTTGGTTCTGATCGAAGATATGGATCGCGGATCGGGTGTTGATGAGAGAAATGTCTCTAACAACATCGGTGGGTCGCCTGCGGCGTTTGAGGTGGATATTCATTACCACCTCGGCCTGCTGGCTTCTGGCGGTTTTTTAAGGGTGGAAATCCAGCCTTCGACGTATGTGAACATTTATCACATGACCTGGGCTGGGCATGACCTTCTGGATAAACTGGTAAAAGAAGTCCAGTAAATTTGAATCGCTAACAGACCCGGCCACGTGCCGGGTTTTTTTATGGAGCAGTGCTTATGGCCGAGCCAAGTACCGGCGCCCTCGCAGTGACCGGCGTACTTGCCAGCGTCGGCCTGGGTGCTGCATTCCCCCAGCTGGATCTCGCCGCACTGGTTGGCGCGTTCGGTGGGGCGTTCTTCTACGTGGTGTTCGCCAAGGACATCAGCACCTGGCGCCGTGTCGGCTATCTACTGGCTGGCTGGATCGGTGGCTACTTCGGAGCGGCTGAGCTGATGGGCCGGGCCTGGACCCAGACCGCTGGCTTCAGTGCATTCGTATGCGGCGTGCTCTGCGTCGTCACATTCTCTGGCTTGCTGGAGTGGATGCAGACCGGTCGCATGCCTACCTGGCTGCAATGGGTCTTCCGTCTGCGCGCCAGGAAGGAGGGTTGAATGGTTGCCGTTATCCAGGCCGGGCTCTGCGCCGTTATCTTCGTGATGATTGGGCTGCGCTACCGGCCATACCCCGATGCTCGCTACAAGCTGAGCGTGTCGCTCATGGCGTGGGCTGCCTGCGCCGTGACCGGTATGCAGTGTGTCAGCCTCATCGGCCGCATGGTGTTGCACGATGACTTTGCTGATGCTTCCTGGTTCAACACTGCGTTCTACCTGCTGGCAGCCATCCTGGTTTGTCGGGCCAAGGGCAACGTGGCCAAGATCGTTCGGGTTGACTGATGGCAAGGCTCAAGACGCTTGGCTCTCGCATCAAGGAGAGCGAAGGTTCAAGGGTCAAGGTGATGACGCCTGGCAGCTGGCGTAGCGGAATGACCAGCTCCCAGCGTGGTTACGACTACAAGTGGCAGAAGGCCCGCGCGCAGTACCTCAACGACAATCCGCTCTGCGTCTTCTGCGAGCGGAACGGCCGCACTGCCGCTGCAAAGGTGGTCGACCACATCATTGCTCACCGTGGGGACATGGCTCTCTTCTGGGATCAGGCCAACTGGCAGAGCCTCTGCAAGCCTTGCCACGATTCGGTCAAGCAGGCCGAGGAGGCAGCTGGCCTGGGCGGCTGAGTCATCCGAGCGGCACAGCGGCACGTCAGTGACGTGCCTCGAAGGGTAGGGGGGGCAAAAGCTAGGGATTCTCATCTAGCTAGACCGCCTCCGACCCCACGTACACATTTTTTCCCGTTTCAGGAAAAGTTAACCATGGCTTTAACCGACAAGAAGCGGCGGTTTGTTGACGCTTTGCTGTCGGGTGCCACAAATCGCGAGGCGGCTATCGCCGCAGGATATTCGGAGAAGACCGCGTCGCAAGCGGGCTCCAAGCTTGCGAAGGACCCCGATGTCCTTGCCGAAGTCGGGCGCCGCTTGAAGCAAAAGCAGGCCCCTAGTTCTGAGGTTAAACCCTCTCGAAAAGTTAAAGCCGAACAACCTCAGGAACAGCACGCCGATGAGCTGTCGTTAACCGAGACCGACGACCCGCGAGCCTTTCTCACTGAGCTGATGAACGCAGAAGGCGCCGACATGCGCATGCGGCTGGAAGCGGCCAAGACGTTAATGCCTTATGTGCACGGCAAGGTCGCCGACCAGGGCAAGAAAGAGCAGAAGGCCGAGGCCGCCAAGCAGGTCGGTAAAGGCAAGTACTCCCAGGGCAAGCCGCCTCTCTCCGTAGTGAAGAACTGACCTATGCAATGGACAACAGCCTGCCCGGATTGGTGGCGGTGCCTGGCTGCGGGCGAATCAATCATCCCCGAGCCGCTGTTTCCAGACGAGGCTGAAGCCGGCCTTGATGTGTTCAAGGGGCTGAAGATCGTCGATGCTCCGGGCAGCCCCACCATTGAGGCTGCCTGCGCACCCTGGGTCTTGGCGTTCGCCGGGGCCATCTTCGGCAGCTACAACAGCGAGACTGGCGAGCGTCTGATCCGCGAAGTGATGCTCTGCATCCCGAAGAAAAACAGTAAATCTACGATCGCTGCAGGGATCATGCTGACCGCACTGATCCGCAACTGGCGTCTTTCGGCTGAGTTCATCATCCTGGCGCCGACCAAGGAGATTGCCGACAACTCGTTCATCCCGGCCAAAGACATGGTCAACAATGACGACGAGCTGAAAGCGTTGCTGCATGTTCAGCCGCACCTGCGGTTGATCACCCATCGCGAGACCGGGGCTACCTTGAAGGTGGTGGCTGCGGATAGCGATGTGGTGGGCGGCAAGAAAGCCGTCGGTGTCCTCATCGACGAAGCTTGGCTATTCGGCAAAAATCCGAAAGCCGCTGACATGATCCGCGAGGCCACTGGCGGTCTGCTGTCGCGACCCGAAGGCTTCATCATCTGGCTGACGACCCAGTCGAATGAGCCGCCGGCGGGTGTGTTCCGCTCCAAGCTCAACTATGCACGCGGCGTGCGTGATGGCCGGATCGACGACAACCGCTTCCTGCCGATCATCTATGAGTTCTCTCAAGAGATGATCAAGAGCGGCGAGGCGCGGAAGCCTGAGAACTTCCACCTGGTCAATCCGAACATCGACTACTCCGTTGACCGGCCTACGCTTGAGCGCCTGTTTATGCAGGCTGAGCTGGACGGTGAGGCTGAATTACGTGGGTTCCTGGCCAAGCACCTCAACATCGAGATCGGCCTGGCGCTGATGTCCGACGCGTGGGTCGGGGCGGAATTTTGGGAGGCGCAGGCTTCAGCGTGGCTCAGCCTCGAAGAAATCCTCACGCGATGCGAGGTCATTGATGTTGGCGGTGACGGCGGTGGGCTTGATGACTTGCTCGGTCTTGCCGTGATGGGCCGGGAGGCGGGTACTCGCAGGTGGTTCCACTGGGCTCACGCCTGGGCCCACCCTTCGGTTCTGGAGCGCCGCAAGTCAGAAGCACCACGCTTGAGGGACCTGGAAAAGGCTGGCGACATCACCATTGTGGAACGCATCGGTGATGACGTTGAGCAATTTGCGGCCATCGTAGCTCGCGTCAATGGCACCGGACTACTCGACAAAGTTGGCCTCGACCCGGCCGGCATCGGCGCAGTGCTCGACGCGCTTGCGGATGCCGGCGTCGAGGAAGACAAGATCGTGGGCATCTCTCAAGGCTGGAAACTCACCGGCGCAATCAAAACGACGGAACGTAAGCTTGCCGAGGGTTCGCTGCTCCATTGTGGTCAGCCGCTCATGGCCTGGTCCTGCGGAAATGCCAAGGGCGTGCCTTCGGCTAACGCCTTCTTGATAACCAAGCAAGCATCGGGCACCGCAAAGATTGACCCGCTGATGGCAACATTCAACGCCGTTTCGCTGCTGAGCCTCAATCCGGAGGGCAGGGGCGGGATGGACAATTTCATGGCAGGCATTCGGGATCCACTGATCGCATGAACGCATTTCATATTTTCATCGCCTGCTCAGTGGTCGCTTTCTGCTTGGCATGCGGGGGCGTCTGGATGCTGGCTGGTACCGGCTGGGCGTTGCTGGCGGGATCGCTGAGCTTTTTCTGCATCGCCGGCTTCATCCGTAGAGGGCTTGTCAGTGATTAAATCTCTATCCCAGGCATTGGGGGCTGCTGTCATCAAGCCTTCAGCCAGTATGAGTGAATGGCTCGGCAAGACCATCAAGCTGTCGGATGGAGGTTTCTGGAGCGCTTTCAACGGTGCCCAGTCCAGTAGTGGGAAGTCAGTCAGCGTCGACAAGGCCATGCGCCTGTCCACAGTGTGGGCATGCGTCCGGATTATCTCGACCTCGGTGGCCGGCTTGCCGTTGAGCATCTACCGGCGGATGCCGGACGGAAGCCGGGAAAGTGCCCGGGACTTCCCGCTGTACGACGTTGTGCATAACAGCCCCAACGAGGATATGGCCGCCTTCCATTTTTGGCAGGCAGTCGTCGCTTCGATGCTGCTCTGGGGGAACGCCTATTGCGAGATCCACCGATCTGCTGGTCGGGTCATCGCTCTGGACTTCCTGATGCCGTCGAGAGTCGACCTCGAGTTCGACGATGACGGACGACTCAGATACTTCTTCAGGCCCCGTAAGGGCGCACGTCGAGAGATTCAGCGGCAGGACATGCTGCACATCCCAGCCTTTACCCTGGATGGTCGAGTCGGCCTTTCTGCTATTCGGTACGGAGCGGATGTGTTCGGTTCTGCAATGTCTGCAGATGATGCTGCCAACAGCACCTTCCGTAACGGCATGATGCCCACGGTCGCGTTTTCGGTCGACAAGACGCTGAACCCGGCCCAGCGCGTTGAGTTTCGTGAGTACGTGAAGACGATCTCCGGGGCGTTGAATGCCGGCAAGAGCCCTGTGCTCGAGCAAGGCGTGAAGCCGGAAATGATCGGCATCAACCCTGCTGATGCGCAGTTGCTGGAGTCTAGAGGACACAGCATCGAGGAAATCTGCCGCTGGTTCGGCGTCCCACCCTGGATGGTGATGAAGACCGACAAGGGCAGCAACTGGGGCACTGGCCTGGAACAGCAGCAGATCGCGTTTCTCACCTACTGCATCATGTCCTTCACGGCGCCTATCGAGCAGTGCGTAAACAAGTGGTGCATGACGGCTGTTGACCGGATCAAGTTCTACGCAGAGTACTCACTTGAAGCGTTCTTGCGTGCGGACAGCGCTGGTCGCGCGGCCTATCTCAGCACGATGGGGCAGAACGGCTACATGACCCGAAACGAGGGCCGGCGGAAAGAAAACCTTCCGAGCATGCCGGGTGGCGATGTACTGACCGTGCAATCCAACCTGGTGCCACTTGACCAGCTGGGCAAGCAAAACGATAGCCAGGCCGCAAGGGCCGCATTGATGAACTGGCTCCAACAGCCGGAAAAGTAAATCACGGGAGCAATCCATGAAGCACAAGATCCAGTCTCGCGGCCTGCGCAGCGAGATGAGCCCGCGCGCGCTCGAAAAATGGAATCCCGCGATCCAGGCGGCCGTCGAGAACACCTCGGACACCATCACTGTTTACGGAGTGATCGGCGAAGACTGGTATGGCGAGGGGGTCACGCTGAAACGGATCGATGCCGCTCTGCGGGCCATCGGCGAGCGAGATGTCACCGTCTACATCAACTCGCCAGGCGGCGACATGTTTGAAGGCATTGCTATCTACAACCGTCTGCAGGAGCACAGCCATCAGGTCACCACCAAGGTGCTCGGCATGGCGGCTAGCGCTGCTTCGATTGTCTTCCTGGCTGGCAAAAAGCGTGAGGTGGCCAGCAGCGCCTTCCTCATGATCCACAACTGCTGGACCTGGCTCGCCGGCAATCGCAACTACCTGCGCGATATCGCTGACGACATGGAGGAGTTCGACGCCGCGATGGCAGACCTCTATGCCGAGACCAGTGGCCAGTCGACAGAAGACATGGCCGAGCTGATGGACGACGAAACCTACATCCGCGGCAAGCGTGCCGTGGAGCTTGGCCTGGCCACCGGGCTGTTGTCGGCCACTGAAGTAACCGAGCGTGAAACCGAAGACGCCGCGCAGGCCAATGCGCTCAAGGCCATGGATGTAGCGCTGGCCAAGGGTGGAATGCCTCGCTCCGAGCGCCGCGAACTATTCGCCAGTTTCAAGTCCGGTATGCCTCGCGCTACCGGCGGGGGTACGCACAACGCTGCCCCGCCCGATAAGCCCCGCGCTGTCGCGCCAGACCTCTCCGCCTCTCTGAGCGCGGCAACCAATCTCCTCAATTCTCTGAAAGGAAAGTGACCATGGACTTTGAAGCCCAAGTCAAGGAACTCAACGCCAGCCTCAAGGGCATTGGCGATCAGATCAAAAGCCAGGCCGAGGCGACCGAGAAGCAGATCAAGGCCTCCGGCGAAATGAATACCGAAACCCGCGCCAAGGTTGATGAACTGCTGACCAAGCAGGGCGAGCTTCAGGCGCGACTGGGCGAGGCCGAGCAGAAGCTCGTGAACGCAAGCCGGGATCGCAACCATCAGGAGGAACCGCAGAAATCGGTAGGCGCCCTCGTGATCGAAAGCGAAGAAATGAAGGACATGAACTCATCCTTCCGCGGCTCTCGTCGTGTCTCCGTGCCGCGTGCAGCCATCACCACCGCAAACGGCGGTGACCTGGTGCAGACTCAGCGCCTGCCGGGGATTATTGCCCCAGCTCAACGCCGACTGACCGTTCGCGACCTGGTCGCGCCGGGTACCACCGAATCGAACTCGATCGAGTACGTCCGTGAGACAGGCTTCACCAACAACGCCCGCACCGTGGCGGAGACCACTGCCAAGCCATACTCCGATCTCACTTTCGGCCTGACCACTGCGAATGTGCGAACCATCGCCCATTTGTTCAAAGCCAGCCGCCAGATGCTGGACGATGCCAAGGCCCTGCAGAGCTACATCGACGGTCGTGCACGCTACGGCCTGAATATGGCTGAAGAGGCTCAGCTGCTTTACGGCAACGGTACCGGTGTGAACCTGCAGGGCCTCATGACCGTTGCTCAACTGTACGCCGCCCCGGCTGGCGTTGCAGTAGTGGGCGAGCAGCGCATTGACCGCCTGCGCCTGGCACTGCTGCAGGCCGAACTGGCCGAGTTTCCATCGGACGGCATCGTGCTCAACCCGATCGACTGGGCGGCCATTGAGCTGACCAAGGACGGGGAAGGCCGCTACATCATCGGTCAACCGCAAGAAGGCACCAACGCGAAGCTGTGGAATCGTCCGGTGGTTTCCACCCAGGCCATGACCCAGAACGACTTCCTGGTTGGTGCCTTCAAGCTCGGCGCTCAGATCTTCGACCGCATGGAAATCGAAGTGTTGATCTCGACCGAGAACAGTGATGACTTCGAGAAAAACATGGCAACGATTCGTGCTGAAGAGCGCCTGGCCTTTGCCATCTATCGCGACGAAGCGTTCGTTACTGGCCCGCTGGTCACTCCTTAAACCTTCCGCAACGTGGCGCCAGAAATGGCGCCCCAATGGAGTAATCCAATGGCACGTAAACAGGAAACACCAGCATCCACGGCTGATGTGAAGGATCCGGCCTCTACCGTTGACTCCAGCGGCGGCTCTTCTGAAACAGCCGGCTCGCCTCTTTCGCCTGGCGCCGCGCCCCTTCCAGCGAGCGTTGACCCTGGCGGGTCGGGCGATTCGGGGGCTCCTGCAACTGCTCCAGGGTCAGCGGAAAGCTCGGGAGTGGTTTCGGCAGAAGGACAGGCAGTTGCCGGCACTGGCCCGGATGTCGTCACGGGCGATTCGGGCGCTAGCTCCGGCATTGCCGCGCCTTACGTTACGTTATCTGAAGACGCCAGTCAGGCCGCTTCAGCCTTGGCCGATAGCAGCAACGGCGCTGAACAATTGGCAACAGAGGGCCAGGCCAACCCTAACCCTGCGACTCTTCAGATCTATCCGCTGCGGTCATACATGGATGAGGGCGAGCTTCGCCGTCGCGGCGGCCCAGCGTATACGGTGCCGCGACGGCATGCTGAAGAACTGGTGCAGCGGAATCTGGCATCACTCGAACCGCTGAAGGAGTAGATGATGCCGGTTATCAGTATGTCCATCGCCCGGCATCACCTTCGAGATCCCGATGATGATGACGAGTACCTGGAGCTGCTGATCGAGGCAGCCGAAGGGCAGGCGATGGACTATCTCAACCGTCGTTTCTATCACGACCAGCAGGCGCTTGATGAGGCTGTCGACGCCGAGGATGCTGGCGAGTCTCCAATGGTCTGTAACAAGCAGATCAAGGCTGCCTGTTTGCTGATCCTCGGCCACCTTTACGCCAACCGCGAGGACGTTGTGATCGGGACCATTGCCAGCGAGCTGCCGAAAGGCTCGGTAGCTCTGCTGACCCCGCATCGGATTGGGTGGGGCGTATGAGGTCTGGCCCTTTGCGTCATAAGTGCGCTCTTGAGCAGAGCACTTTGGTGGACGAGCCTGGCGGTGGAAAGGTGGAGCAGTGGACTGAGCTGAGATATCCAGTTTGGGTCGAGATCGGAATTCCTACCGGCAGGCTTCAACCAATCGCCGACCAGCTTCAAGCGGTTACATCCGCCGAAATTAAGGCCCGCTTTGCTCGAGACTTCGCCGCAGGACAGCGCCTCGTGCACAAGTCCAGCGGGGACACCTATCTCATTGAAGCCGTGCTTCCTGACAACAACCGCGACATGCTCCGTCTGCTGTGCTCCAACGTCATCAACCCATGAGGAGAACTCCATGAAAGTAAGAGCCCTGGCCAACATTTCTGGCCCGATGGGTCGCAAGACCATTGGTGACACCTTCGATGTCAAGGCAGAGGAAGGCCGCGTGCTGATCGAGAATCGGCAGGCCGAGGAGGTATCTTCGCCTGACAAGGCATCAGCCACGCCTAAGCGCGCAGGCAGCGACCAGGACGCCTGACATGGCTCGCCGCTCTCGGATGTCAGGCGACTTCAAGCTGCGCCGCCTGCTTCGGACTATTCACCAGACGGTGGACAACGAGGTCAGGACTTCGATGCAGGAGGGCGCTGAGCGAATCCTCAATAGCATGCGCCAGTTTATTCCGCGAGATACAGGCGCTGCGGCGAATGCCGTTACCGCATTTGTATCGAAAAGCGGGCTTGACGCTCAAATCGGGATCAGAGGGAAGAAAGACAATAGGCGGTTTTTCTACATGCGATTCATCGAGTACGGCACTAAGGGCTATTCGGGCAAAATCTACCGGCGAGCTGACAGCAACGCAGTTGGTGGAGCGCACACCAAGAATCGCGACACTGCGCAGCTTCGGGGGCGTCGCAACGGGTTGCGGCAGCGTGATGTTAAGAACAAGGCTGACGGCACCAACTTCTTCGGCAAATACCCTGACATTCCCGCACGCCCTGCGCACCCGTGGCTTCGTCCAGCGATGGACGTAAATCGTGAGTTCGTCTTGGCGAACATTCGTGCTGCCGTCGGCCGGTCACTGTCGAAGGCAGCAAAGGGAGGCTGAATGTCCGATCCATCATTTGCTCTGCAGGTGGCTCTTCACGAAAGGCTGTCCTCTGGGTTGTCGTGTCCAGTACATGACGGCGTGCCAGACAACAGTCCTTTCCCATACGTCACCATCGATAGCTCGATCGCTGACGAGGCCGACTTCCTGGCAAGCCGCAAAGATCAGCGTTTCTTGTACCTGTCTGTCTGGAGCCAACACCGGGGCCAGAAGGAAGTGCACGAGATCATGTCTTCAATCGACTCGTTGCTGCACAACCAGCCACTGCCGCTGGCCACCGGTCACGTCGTGTCTATGCAGGTGAGGCGCAAGCAAAGCAAGCGCGAGCCTGACTGCGTCACTTACCAAGGCGCCGTAACTCTCAGCATCATCACCCAACACTGATTCACCCCTGAAATCGCCGCGTTGCGGCATTCACCTGTCCCAGGAGGACTACCTATGCCTGTTACTACCGCAGCCGGCACACGAATCTACATCGGGCCGCGCCTTACCGCCGACCTACCCAAGGACTTGGCTGCGGCCAAGACCCTGCTGGTAGGCATTACTTACACCCAAATCGGCGAAGTCGAGAATATCGGCGACTACGGCGACGAGGTGGGCGACGTTACCTTTGCCGCCCTGGCCGATTCGCGTACACGTCACTTGAAAGGCCTAGCTGATGCTGGATCGGTAGATCTTTCGATCGGCCTGCTCGACGAGGACGCCGGTCAGATTGCGCTCCAGACTGCCCAGAAGGATCGCAGCCGCTTCGATTACCCCATCAAGGTCGAGTACGAAAGCGGCTACGTGGACTATTTCGCTGCCAAGGTGATGTCGTCCCGCAAGCAGGTTGGCGGCGCCGAAGACGTGCTCAAGCGCGCAGTCACCCTCGGCATCAACTCCGAGATCATCGAAGTCGCCCCGACTCCGTGATTCCAGCCTGAGGGGCGGGCC